GTAGAAGTATCCACGGGTACAAGGAGCTTTAGGTCTAGGGGAATAAAGGGTTGACATCCTTTTTCCATTTGGGAATATTTAGTTCCCGTTGAAGGGAAAGCTCCGTGATTTGTGGACTGACGCAATATTTTCGTTTTGTTTCGTCAGAGTTTAAGGCATAGACATATCTGTTGCTGAATTCAATGAAGTCATTTGAAATCTCAAGTCTGAGCAAATCGATAGGAATCGGTTCGATCTTAGTAAGATTATTGAAGTAAGCTTCGATTGTGGCCTGTCTCTCAGGTGAGATTCCAAAGTGCTTGAAGATCGTGTTTCTTGATCCATCTGAGATTTTTGGGACAATATCCTTGACCGGCATTTTGAAAGTCGACCGTTTGTAGTCATCAAAGTAAGTTGTCTTCAGCCTGTGTTCGGCATTGGCATGATATCGATTAGTCAATCTGATGTATGCCTTGGCAGCTGGCGCAATTATTGGGCAATTTGGGAATGAGGAGAGAAGAGAGAGGGCTTTGCATCTAAGAAGAGACAGCTTTGTCGTGGCTTTTGATCCCACATATCTCTGGCCCACCCATCCAAAATTGATTATCTGCTTAATTGGACTTGTTAGGCTGTCCTTGGTTTCTTCATCATATAGTATTCCACAAAATTTTGAATCACCCAATGTGAAATGTTCTTCCATTTTGATCGTTAATCCTAGCTGCTTGAACAGATTAACATTTGGTTTGATGTGGTTTCGACATAATCCATCGTCGCCTTCAACCGCCATGACTTTGTAATACTTGAGCACCCAATCCTTGTCAAAATTGGGAATTTGATAAAATTGATCAGGAACAATTCCATATAGTTCTTTGTACCAATTGGTGTATGAAACCACCAATGAATTGGCAACCCAGTTCGCAAATCCATTGAAACAAGATGTCGTCATCTCTCCAGATAAACGGCTTGCCTCAACTTCATATGAGAAAGATCTGAAAGATAATTTATTAATTCCTGAAAGCGAATCAGCCATTACCTTGCACTGGTCATTTGGAATTTGTTTTGTCATGTAGCGGAAAAATCTCAAGTCTGTAATTTCCATCAATTGTTCTGTGAAATGTGATTCGAACGCAGTGTAGTCAGTTTCAAAAAGGTTCCCTATTCCACCCAACAAATTAGACAGATATGCTGGTCGTTCTGAAACGGGGATGTGTTTGACAAACTCAGGACGTTTGTAAAGAACATTTTCAATTTGCTTGATGCAAGGACCCAAATTCACTTTAAATTCGTCAACTCGTGAAAAGATCCCTCGGGCATGTTTGTCAAAATCGTCATATTCTTCCTCCTTCATGAAACATTTGGTTCTGTTGTGAGATTTTTGGTATTTGCCATTGATTCTATCAAATACTTGTTGTAGCTCTTGTTTCCTGGTCATTGGATAATTCGTATTCTGAATCCAGGTCTCGAACGAAAGGTCAGTGTCAAACGCAAGTGGGGTTAGGAAAGTGTTTAAAAATACATCCACGTACTGTTTGAAAATGTCGTCCATCCGAGGAGCTATGATCGGTGGCTTTGAACAAAGCCGTTTTGTTGCTGATGCTTTTAGAGTAGGGTTATCAGGATTCAATATAACGCGCGATATTCCGTACCAGCTGGTGCCAATGTGCGCACCATTTGATTCCCTAGCTATGAGTCTTCTAGTCACAGACTTAGGCATATGCTTTGAGAATCTTACGCCCTCCTTGGGGCGATTTAATGATTGGAAAGGTTTGTAGGAACTTCGGTCAAGCACCGACTTTCCAAGGACGACGAGGCACGGGTTGACCGTAGGACGAAATCCATTCCAATGTTTTCTTGTTTTATCGAAATTAATCTGAGCAGTGCAACCACAAATGTGTCGACAATCGCAGAATCTACGTTCAAATCCCTGCTTTCAATGTTATAACTATTGATTGTCACCATGTAGGATTGCAATCGAGAAATCTTCTCTTGCACTGTCGCTGTTAATGATAAAGTATTCGGGTTGAGCAGTTCTTGGTAAAGAGGAACTATGACACGCCTTTTGATCAAAGCGGGTTTCTTCATTATTTGCGACCTATCTAAATTTCCATGGCAGATTAAGTGCAATAATGTTTCAAAAGTTCCCCTAGACAGATCATCTTCGAAATACGGGATCGAATTTTTTTGTACGAATGTCCAAATTTCAACAACGTCCTCGTCATCATCTAAAAGGGTTGCATTTCTGAATGCAAGATGTCGAGTGTCTTCGCGCATTGTTTGCAATGCTGATCGCATGTCATACATTTTCCTTATTGCGCTAGATTGATACAAGCTAGATCCTTCGAAGTATATGTACTGTGCCAAATCAAAAGGAGAATTTGTCATGGCCATGTCGACTTCCAAGTCTTGAATGCGTGCTGAAGGTTGGTTCATATGGAGCAATTTGTAAATAGTGTTGCTTCTTCGAATCCAATGTTGGAATGCTTTAAATCCCATTGCGATGGCAGTAATCGCGGACACCGTAGCGACGGCTCCTATTCCCACCAATATTGGGATACCGCCCGTGGCAGTGATCCCAACGATTGTTCCAGTTATTACAAGAACAGTGCCGATAACAATTAGTTTCTTCATGTTCATGAACCTTGGCATGATGGAATCGGCAATTTTGCAAATTTCTCGTCTCCCAGTTTTCTTATCAAAAAATTGGGGTGCGGAATCCTCACTCAAGAAAACAACGAAGTCAGTCATGTCTTGTTGATGTGGGTTGTCATTGGGGTAGAAGTAGTTATATGGACTGAATGCGAATGACTTTTTCACAGCACTAAATGCCTTGGAAGTCATTTTCTTCATCCCCGTTTTGAACTTTGAGAAATTTACATTATGAATTGGAACGGAAGATCTTGTGACGGTGACATTGTCATGTGGTTTGAAATCATCCACGACCAGCTCGTCAGGTCCGCCTCCGTCAATGACGTCGAATATTTCGATGTCTGGCCTCCCATGGAATGTTACTTCATCATAAGAGTTGGCATCCTTGAAATCGTCTTCCTCATCAGAAAGCGGCGGCAAATTGCGCAATGATTCGAATCCTTCATTGTCAGACAATTCGTCAACCTCGTCTTTATCATCGAGGTGCGCACCAATATCAAATGCGTCTTTCATTTCAACTTCAATTGGTTCCTTGTAATCTTCAATTATGACCTTGTCATTCTTAACTTCATGCTTAATCACCTTTGGTTCTGGCAATTTAGTCATCTGTTTGACATAACCGACATGACGTTGTTGAAGTTCTAAAAAGTCTTTTTGAAAATCTGGGAAAGTTGACACTGAGGAACGAGACATCATTCTAATGATGTCGTCAAATATTTTGGTTCCAATGTAAGCCGGCCAGCTTTTCATAAATGAACCAAGTTCACAGACATGAACTTTTGGGTCGCTATAGGACCAGCGAGCCCAGACATATTGTGTCAAATTTTTGTCGTCAAAACTGATGTATGCCAAATGTTTGAACGAACTGCCATAGATCCTGAATTCATTTCTAAGTCTAGGGAAACGAAAATTCAATGTGTGATACAGCTCAACAAACTGTTGATTGTCGACAAAGTTGAAGTCTCTGTTGGTATAAGTCCAATCCAATGAATCTACCCAGTCGGAATTCAATGTTGATCTGGTATGGACTACCTTAATGGGAACTTCGCCATAATTATTAACCTCATCTGAGGACGTGCTTGAAGACTCACTGGCGTTATGAATCTTGAGACGTTTGTTGTTGTTGCGTTTGCCTGTTGTCCTAGACCCGGCTTTGGTCTTTCTGTTGTTGATTTTGTGGTCAGAAACCCCCCCGGTTTCTGCCTTAACGTTGAATTGTGTAGTTGTCTCCATATCGATTGCTCTGGTGTGAAGAAGGTTGAATGTTTCATCTTTTGTTCAAAATTCGATAAACATACAAAGTGTTAAAATGGGACCGGAGATCACCCGCCGCCCGGGTAGACTGATTAAGTCCACAGACTTTAATCAATGGCACCTTACTGCCATTGTACGCACGACACGCCAGTTTGGAGCGTTTATTTGTCAATGCTTGAACGTTATTACGATCGTCGTCGTGGTCCATTCCGCCACCCACGTCTTTACGTGGCGAAATTTTCCTTTTCTTAGTTATAGAAGCGTTCCAGCTACCTCATATTATTCTGCGTGAGATTAGCAGTCCGGCACTCTTTAAGGGGGACCGGATCCCAAGTGTGGGATATTGTCAAATGAGACTGAGCATCTCCAGTGCATCTAATGCATATGGAGATACCTCCTTGACTGTGCTTATTACACCTTTGATCGTGTTAGCAATATCACCGACATCTTGGGCAGTTGATGTTGAGACAGTTTGTGACCTGTTTTGTGTGGAAGATTCTTTAATCACCTTTTGCCCCATCGATTTGCTAGGGACAACGGCGTCAACCATTCGTTTGTTCAATGGAGAATCTAAATTGTACTTCGAACCCGATCGAGGCTGCGATGCGGGAGTGGAATCATGAATTTGTGTGTGAGCACTGAGTACATTCCAAATGTTATCTTGAGTAGAGCTGCTCACATAGTTCCTTTGTGTTGTCATAAGGTCCATGACTCCGTTTTGTGGTGTGGTTTCCAATGTAATTTGCAACAGGAATTCAATTGTCTGTGCAGGAGCCACAGCTGAAGGACCGAAATCAATGAACATTCCGATAAAACCGTTATTGTATTGGGGATCGTTTTCGCCAATAACAGCTTTGAATTCCATGTCCTCATTATCTGTAGGGTACCAGACAATGTAAGGATTTTGGGTTGCCAACGACATCATTCTGTTGACTGGAAACCAATTGGACATGCTGGAAGGTGTAACCCAGCCGTTTGAACCGCCTTCGTTAAAAGCCTCCCCAGTGCCCGAAGCATCTGAGGCGAAAGCGAACACCGTTCCTTGTCTCGAAGTGAACGGAGTTGTCACCAATGTTGAAATTGAAGCTGACACTTGTCTCCATGACTTGAATAGACCAGTCAATGTGTCGAGAACTACAGGTTCCATATCAATGTTACGAGAATGGCAACTAATGGAAGGATGTGTCATTCCTGAACCTGATACATAAGTGTTTGAAAACATGTTTGAAGTATCCGAAGTGTATATTCCATCACCATTAGTCATTCCGAATACCATGTTCCCACTTGAGATCTGGGGTGTTGGGGGCAAGCAACACACCAAATTGGGGCTGGTCGCACTGAGCTGTGCCACCCCGAGAACAACGAAACAACCCCAATTCATTGTTTCTTCGTCAAAATCATCTCCCCACCTGACAATGGGGGCCCGGACATTTTGTCTAAATGTGACGTTGACGGTTGGTTCATCCGACGGAAAAGGTAACGGGACAGTCGGATAATGCAGCGGATCAAGAATCATCGCTGCTGCCTTCGAGATCAGGCCAGAATAATTGTGACCTTGGTGCTGCGTGTGGATCTTTTCTCTTAGGTGCTTTTTGGAATCGTTTTCTTTCTTCTTTTTGTCGTTGATCACGATTTTTGTTTCGCTTTTGTGAACGCGAGGGACATGGGTGACATTCTTTTTCAATGCCCGGGGCACCTCGGTTTTTAAACCTTTCCGAGGCGATTCCTTTGGGACTGGAATCTTTTGACCAGGTTTAACCTCCTTGGTCTTTGTAGGTAATTTTGAGTTATTTTGGTTTTTGCTGATCTGATCTTGGCTAGTGCCCTCCGCATCTAGATCAGATGACGGAGCGTTTACCCAACGTGGGGATCTTAATTTCCGCGATAATTAAATTACAGTAGGAGTGCGATTCTCTCCAGGCCAATTTCAGAATGCGATAGGCCGCTGGCTAGTCGGGTTACGAACTGTTCTGAAACTTTTTGAGATGTGTTCAATGTCAAGCAATACTTCATCTCTCTCCCTGGTCCAAATCGAAAATAGTCG